GCAATTAAGAGAGGGTTTTTTCCTAAGTGTCATAGATGTGATGGGGAGAGGCTTAATTTTGGATATCCTAGATATGACACTCCATGCCCCGATTGTAAAGGCTCAAGAATAGATCAAGATATCCCACCATCAAAACTAATAATGGATGTTATTGAAGAGGTGGCAGAGGCTAGAAAAGCATTTAAAATCTATAGAATAACCTTGGAAAATATAAATAGCCGTGAAATTTATAATAGATTTGTCGGGTATGCTAGTAGCGCTATGACTAATAGATATAACAAACAATTTATACAAATATTTGAAGAGAATTTAAAAAATAAATTTCCTTTTGAGCTAGCCGACATCATAATAACTATACTTTCTATCTGTGGGTATTATGGGATTGGTGAAAAACTAATATACTTTAGTGAGTGTTTGGCACAAACTGTTGATGAAACATTGATTAGCGTGTCATTAGGATTGCTTAATTTTAATTACTCTGTAGAAGATTGTCACCCTTTAGGAATAGAATATCTATCAATTAGTCTTAGTGAATTATTATGTTTATGCAAACAAGAAAATATAGACATAGAAAAACACATAGAATTAAAGATGAAATATAATGAGTTAAGGGAGGATTAAATGGAATGTCTATATTGTGAAAAAGAATTAGATTATCATGATTATTGGGGAAGAATTGCACAACATCAAGACGGACATATAGAGGGTGATATTTATGTTTGTATGAATGAGGCTTGTGAAATGTATCAAGAATCTTTCCATGTTCATAGATCAAAGCCGGATGATATTCATGAGGGCTACCCATGTTAAATAATGAGTTAAGGAGTGATTGATGGAACCTTGTAAAATAACTATATTTACTAGAAAAAAACTAGGTGTATGTATTAAAATCACAAAGTATCAATTAGAAGTACTAATTCTGTTTATTGAAATAACATATAATTTTGGGAAAAGGCTTACAGGCATTAATTTTTTTGACGCACAATCAAAATGGAATTTAAAGAGAATGAAAATTGAAGCAAAAAACCGTAAGGAGTTAAAGAATGAGATTCAGTCGTCGAGGGATATCTAAATGTAAAGAATGTCCTTTAAATGGAGAAGTTAAAATTTTTGGTAAAGGTCCGGATGAACCTTGTAGTTATGCTCTTATTGGTGACTACCCTTTATTTAAAGATGTTGCAGGAAATGAGCCTTTTGTAAATGAATACTCCGGGTATCTTTACTATGCTCTAGGTCAAGCAAATATTAGGAAAAGCAGGGTATGGAAAACAAATGCACTTGTCTGTAAAGTCCCACCCGGAATGTGGAGAGATGATATTGACCAAGCTGTTAAGTGTTGTCGGAAAGGTTTCTTAGCTGAGCTTGAGTTTCTCAAGAAAGAAAAAGGTGTTAAAATTTTTATTCCTCTTGGGGATTCTGCAATGAAGATGTTAAGAATTAATGTTGCCCTTTTGCAAATGAGAGGATCTGTTGTACTTAGAGATCTTTGGAGAAGTAAGACTAATTGGAAGATTCGGGATGAAGAAGAACAGCAACCGGATAAGAGTAAGTTTAAAAAAATAATTAAAGATCTTGTAATTGTTCCCACGTTTAATCCTAAATTTATTTTTAAAGGTAATCGACATCAGGAACCTACATGGGTAAGTGATTTTATTAAATGTAAAGAAATTGTTATAAAAGGATATAAAAAAATTAAAGAAAATTTTAATCTGTTTCCCACTGTAAAGGAGATTTTAGAATTTCGAGATAAGGTTGTTAAGGATAAACAACTTGTAAGTTGTGACATTGAAACTACTGGTCTTTCTGCAAGTAAAGGAGAAGTTTACTGTATTGGAATGGCTACAAGTGAGAGTGATTGTATTGTTGTTGCAAGACTTTTAAAGGGAGGTTATCAACAATTTGTGAATGGTGAATCTAAATTAGTTAAGAAAGCTTTAAAGGATATTTTAGCAAAGTGTCCTACTGCCTGGCAGAATGCTTTGTTTGATGTTCCATTTTTACTTGAAAAAGGTTATCCAGTAAAGAATGTTACTGAAGATACTTTTCTTGCACACCATGTAAGAAATGCAGAACTTCCTCATACCCTAGGGTATATCACTTCTGTTTATGGAAAAACTCCTTATTGGAAAAATATTTTTAAAGCTAGGGAATGCAAAATAACTGATATGGAAGAAGAGGATGCTCGTAAGTATAATGCAAGAGACTGTGTTGTAATTCCACAAATTTTAAAACCTCTTCTTAAAGAACTTAAAGAAGATGATACTTACCATATTTATAGAAATATTTCCATTCCTTTAATTAAACCTGTTGTTGCAATGATAATGAACGGAATTAAGATTGACCAAAAGAAACTTAGTAAGTGGCAAAAAGAATTAATTGTAGAAGTTGCTTTTTTAAGTAGAGGTATGAGTGAGTTTACGGAACTTCCAGAAGTTTTTAAGATTACTTCTATTGAACATTTAAGGTTTTTATTTTTTGGAGTTCCTCCAAAGAGCAGTGAGAAAGTTAAAAAAGAGTATGCAGAATATTTTGTTGAAGGGTGTAAGAAAAGAAAGGATACCAAGAAATTTGCAGAGCTTACGAGGAAACATACTTTAATTACTGAGCTTAAACCTTTAAGAGTTGTAGGTAGTTCCTTTGCAAAAACTGATGGTGGAGATATATCTACGGACGAAGCAGCATTTACAGAATATTTTATAAGAGTTAAGGATCGCATGGATACTATAGATAATCTTAAACGTCCTCAATATAAACATACTTGTGAACATCATGAATTAGTGAGAGTTAAAGATGCTTTAATAATCATAATGAAATTTCGAAAAACTAATAAACTTCTTACAACTTATACTAAATTTGATCTTGATGCTAATTCTAGAGTACATCCAAAATATAAAATTCATGGAACAAGTACTGGAAGATTAAGTTCAAATGATCCCAACGGTCAGAATATACCTTCTGTTGCAAAGCATATCTTTGTAGTTAATGAGGGTAATATATTTTTTAATGCAGATTTTTCTGGACTGGAACTTGCAATCATTGCTTATGCTTCTAATGATAATGTGATAATTGATATGATTAAAAATGATCTTAACCCTCATGATGAAAACACTAAAAGGATCTTTAAAATTACAAAAGATGCTCCTGATTGGCAATCTAAAAGATCCTGTATGAAGACTTATATTTTTGGTCGTAACTATGGTGGTGGTCTTAGAGGTATGTATAAAAGACTACTAACTAAAGATCCTACAATTACTGTTACTTATGAAGAGTTTAAGATAATGGATACTAAATATTTTAATGAGCATCCTGCATACAGAAAGTGGTATGAACAAACTAAGCAAACTCTTACTAAGGAAAAAAGTCTTGTAAATGGTTTTGGGAGGAAACGATATTTCTTAGGTGATGAAAATAATATTTTACGAGAAGGCCTTAACTTCCCTATTCAAAGTACTGCTGGAGATCTTATGAGCTTGGCACTTATTGATGTGCAAAAAGAGCTTGAAAAGAAAGGCTACGTAGCTAAGTTAATTGGTAGTGTCCATGACTCCATGATGTTAGAGATTCCAAAGACTGAACTTAAGCAAGTTGCTACTATAGTTAAGAAAGTTATGACAAAGCCAAGGAAGATCTTTGGAGTTGAAAGATCGTTTAAAGTTGACTTTGAGATTGGCCCTAGCTGGGGAGAGCTTGAAGAATATAAAATTTGAAGGAAAAATTATGAAACAAAAACCACCTGTTCCTTTTGAAGAGATTCCAAAGGAGGAACAATTTTGGGAACCTGAACCTTTTGATCTTTGTATTCCTAAAGAGAAAGGGTTTATTACAGATTTTATCTTGGCAACCAGGGGAACTGGTGTGCCTACAATCTTTCATCTTTGGGGATGTTTCACAGTTATGAGTGCCCTGATTAAGAGGGAAGCCTGGTTTCGATGGTATGATCCTAATAAACTTTATATCAATTTATATACCATTCTTGTTGGTCCACCTGGGAGAGCTTTTAAAAGTACGTCTGTTAATATTACTGCAAAACTTTTAAAGAACCTTTCTGCTTTTATTACAGACCCCAACATGAAAGAAATTAAAAAACTTCATGTCATAGCAGGTAAGGTAACTCCAGAAAAACTTCTTGATACATTACAACCTAAACCTGGATCTTATCCTTTAGTTAATGAAAAAGGTAAGCCATTGAAAAAAAAGAATGGAACTCCCTTAACTTACAAGTATACTTCTGAGGTTTTAATTATTGCTAGTGAGCTTGCTTCACTTTTGAGTAAAGCTTCCTATAATGAAGGAATGATAACTAATTTACTTAAGCTTTATGATTGTGATGAAGAGTGGAGTACGGATACTTTTGCAAGAGAAAAAACAGTTCTTAAAAATATGCACACCACTCTTCTTGCAGCTTGTACCCCACAACAATTTCATGAGAGCATTCCAATTGGTGCTTCAAATGATGGTTTTTTAAGTAGAACAAATATTGTTTACTGTCCAGTTAATGAAAGACGATATTCGAAGCCAATTGAAGTTAAGAATGGCCCAGGGAAAAAGCACTTGCAGCAAGGACTTGCATGGATAGCAGAAAATATTAAAGGTGGCTATGATTTTAGTGACGAAGCAGATAAGTATTTTGATAAATGGTATGCCGGATATATTAAAGAACTTGAAGATAATGTAAGTGAAGCAGGATTTAAGGCAAGGTATGACATTAAGCTTCGTCAGTTGGCTTTTCTTTTTTCTGCACAACGATATAATACAACTAAAGAAATTTCATTGCAGGATCTTAAGAGTGCTGAATATCTTTTGAAGAGAACTTACAGTGTTTCTGTTAGTCTTATTCATGAGTTTGTAGCTTCTGATTTTCAAAAGATTATAAACAAAATTAGCGACTACATAGAGGCAAAAGGTTTTGTTTGTAGAAGAGTTGTTATGCAAAACCGTAAGGTCTTAGTTAAAGAACTTGATATTGCAATTGAACAGTTACGACAAGAAGGAAAAATAATCATTTATTACCATGGAGAGTATCAAAGAAGATCTCTTGGTAAAGGTGATGAAGAGTACAAATGGCAACATAACAAAGAGGAGAAGGAATCTAAAGATGATTAGTTGGACAGAGTTTAAAAAGCGTTTTCACAAAGTTGGAAATTCTCTAAATATGATGAAAGATATTTTAGATATTTTTCCTAAAAACACACCTGCTCCGGTTTTACTGGACAAGAAGCTTAATATTAAACTTACAAGTGAATTTCCTTATACTCTTGAGGATGCCTGGTCGGATTTATTTAATCCATTAATAAAAATTGCTAAGTGTAATTCCGGAAGATTTAGAGAAACTATCAAGAGTACGGAGGAAGAAGATAATGGAGGTTTTGATTATGAAAAAGAAGTAAATGAAGATCTTTTATATAGGATCTTTCAGGAGTTTAGACAATACATTAAGGCCGATGTTAATTATGCAATTCAGGAGTCTGTTAAAAATAGTTTAAGTATTGGTAAAATTGCTGCAGCCCATAAAAGGTTTGGCTCCTGCAGAGCAGCAGGAAGAGCACTTGGGATTGATCATAAAACTGTAAGTAAAGCTATGAAAGTTTTAGGTCGTGAAAGTGAAATGAATGTTGCACAATCTGGTGCTTTTATGAAAGGTAAAAAGTTTGGACCTAGAAAAAAGTTTGGTAGAGTAGCACAGTGGTTAAGGGATAATCCAGAAATTAAACTTCCAGGAAAACAAGTTGAGATTGCAAAACTTATTGGAGTAACTCCAGGAACTGTTATGATGTATAATAAGCAGTTAAAGGCTGAAATGAGAGCTTACATTGAAGAACTTCCAGACTTAAGGGAGCATTCAGTTATTTTAAGAAAGGGGAAGAAAAACTTTAATACCAGTAGTTTGGACTCGTATACTTTTGAAACAGACGGTCTGTTTGGAAGAGTAGATTTACTTGGTTTTATAAAAAAGAAAAGAGTTATAATTTCAAATGTACCAGTTAGAGCTTTAATTAAAAAGTTCAAGGAGGATAGTTAATGATATTATGTATTTTTATTTATTTATTTGTTGGCCTTTGTTTTGCAATCATTTTAAAAAATGATTTTAAACATATCACAAAATGGAGATTTTACTTAGGATGTGTTGGATGGTTTATAGTTACGCTTTACTACACATTTCTGACCATTTATACTTCCATAAAAGTCCCCCATTAGTCCCAATCAGGACTAATAGGTGCGGAAGTTAGACTTAACCATGCCTGGTAATGTTGATTTTTTTTAGAATAATCTAAGAAGTTTTGGATTGCTTTTACCTGGTATGAGAAAGGAGTAAAAACTCCTGTCTGTAGCTTTAGCTTCCCCTGTGAAGCACTTTTTGGAGAAAGTAAGGGTATGTAACGATCCAGTTCTGCTCTTGCTTGTTTTCCTTTATAAGATTGAAAGTCTGTTGCCTTTATAGCTGTAATTGCTGCATCAAACATGGGACCACCTGTGAAGACGGCTGGTGCAAAAGGTAAGAAGTTTCTTCCATTTACTCCAACTAAACTTAAAGCCCCTCCAATTGCTAAAGTGTTTGCAAGATACCTACCTATGTAGGCAATTCTCTGACCTTTAGTCCCCCTGGAAAGTCCTTTCCACATATTTCCTCGCCATCCGGCTGAGTAAGTTCCATATTGACCAAAAAGTTTACCCACAAGTCCCTTGAACATCATTGGACTTTGTGCTGCACGGTAAGCAAACATAGTATCTTCTGTGATTGTTTTTCCGTAAATATCAATTGCTGCATCATATTGTTTTGCCTCTATATGTTTCATAACTTCTGGTATTAAGTCCTCATCAATTAGATTAAGCCCGGAGTAATTAATAAATTGATCTGTATTTTTTAAAATTCCTTTATCCCATTTTGTAATTGCATCAGTAAGCTGTATTTTAGCTGTCTGAAAAGATATTGCTCTTGTTATAGAATCTGATCTTCCAAACATTTTAAGAGATTTATGAGTAAGTTCCTTTACAAGTGTATCTGCCACTTCTCCTAAGTGCATAGTTGGTGCTGCATTTCCAATTAAACCAACACGATGTAAATTTTCTATAGCTTCTGCGGTATGTTCTGCAACGTATTTGACTGCATCATTTACTACTGGAATTCCAAAACGAGGTGCAAGAGTTGTATAAGGTTGAAGCATATTTCTTATTGCCAAGTAAGGTCTCCATCCCATTGTCGTCATATAGTTTAGAGCATACATCTGAGAAATCATATCTTGCCCTGCTGCAACAGCTTTTAAATCTCCTTTAGCTAAACTTGTCATAAGTTTTTTTCCAAACTCTCTTACCATTAATTCCCCATTAGAATAGTGAATTCCCATTACTTGTTCCCGATACACATTAAGTCTTATCTGCATAGCATCAGGGATTTTTCCTTTATTTGCAGTAAGGTAATTGTCAAGATTTTTCCAATGAGGGTCTAAAAAAAGTTTCTTATGTCCTTGAGTATTGTATCGAGTAAGAACTGAAAGTATATCATCATCAATTGTCATTCTAATTAATTCTGAAGCTCTTTCATTATCAGCCCAAAATCCTACTCCTTTAGGTATTCCACCATCTCCAAAAACTTCCCTAAGTAAATCTCCTTGAGTTATGGAATTAACTCTATGTGTATTATTTGCTGTCCATTTTTTAATTCGTGGAGCGTATTTTTCTATCCATAGTTTTGGGTCAATACCAAACTTTTTGAAAAGCCCTGATTGTGAATCTTTACCTAAAAAGTTTCTGATTTTTTCAATAGCATCTGTATGTTCAGAGTTGAGTTTAAAATCTTTAAGGACTTTATTATATTTTCCTGGATCTTCATTAGCAAGAGCATAATATATGTTCCTTCTGGCTTCTGCTGAAAAAAGTTTTCCATTACCATCTGAAAGAAGGGATGAAATAATTTTATTACCTTCATTTACTGCAGCTTTTGTAGCTCTTTGTCCGGTTTCAATTCCTCTATATAGAGGCATTATTTCAGGGAGTCCGATTTGTCTTGCAGTTTTATAAAACCAGTCACCAAATGGTTGCCATGCCTGAGCTATTCCTCTCCACATACTTAAAGGTTCTAAAGTTCGATTACCATCTGGATCAACCAAAGTCCAGGGTTTTTCCGCTTCCATAAAATCTACATATTTTTTTCCTTTAAGATATGCCTGGGCTGCCAAAACTTCATCATCAGTTGCGCCTAAAATATCTTTAAGTCCCTGAGGATCAGGATAGGAGTCTTTAAAAAATTTTCCGAGGTCTTCTTTACTATTGAACTTAAAAGTCTTTCCAGCCTCTCTAACAACGTACTGACCATCCTCATAATTAAAGACAAGTCCTTTTTTCTGTGAGAGTTTCTTTAAGTTGGTTGTTGAATCCCAAGAGTTCATAAACTTTCTTGCTTCTTGTGCAGTTCCAAAAACTTCGTCTATTCCGTATCCTGGCATAGTAACTCTGAATGTTGAATCTACATCTTTGTAAAGACTACCAAGTTTAGTTTCCCCTACTTTAGTTAGTCTGTCCATAATTGAGTAGTCAGCATATTTACTTAGGAATCTCCTTATTGCTCCATTACTTCCGGTAGCTCCTACATTGGAGTAGGTCATATTTGCAGAGGTTGGACTGATTGAGATTATATCCGGGGAGAATCTTATATCTAATTTTGGCTGTATATTTGCTTTACTTAGTAAGTCTGCTATTGAATTACTTTCTGCAATTACCTTTGAACCTTCTCGTATTTGAAACTTGTCTCCAACTTTTATAAGTTTTTGCCCATCAAAAGAAAGAGAACTTTTTAATTGTGCAGGAGTAATAGTTTCTTTTATAAAACGATCTGTAACTTCCTGGAGAGTATTAAAGATCATTGGATCTTTTCCCGGGAGAGTCATTATGTACTCTGCTCCTTTACTTGTTAAAACTCCATCACCACTTTTAACTATATCACTTACCCATTTTAACTGTTCACTTAATTTTCCGAGTGGCGGTGTGTAAGTTCCAAGTTTTCCTTTAGCTTCAAGTTTATCTGCAAGTTTTGAAATTCTCTTTGAGTTTCCTACTGTTCCTGCAATTTCATCAAGATTTTTTGTAAAAGTTTTAATGAAAGTACTCTTAGCTTTTGGAGTTAAGAGTTGGTTAGGAATTATAAGTTCATCACCTTTTCTAAAAACAAAACCATCAAGGTTATTAGAAACTTTAATTTTTAAATCAGAAGCTCCACCAAGATTCTTAATGTAGGCATCCCCAAGATTTTTAATACTTGTAGAGTCTAAGTTATTTCCAAGTTTAGAAAGGAGTAACCCTAAACTTTGAGGATCTTTTACAACCTTGTCCAGGGGTAGGGAAGTTGAGAATGTTTCTGAAACTTGTGCAACATTTTTAACATTAGTTTTCTTCACTACTGGACCTGTAGTATTTTTTCCAGTAACCGGATTTATATTTTCACTTAGTATTTTTATTCTATTCGGATAAAAGGTTTCAACTGCATTTCCAATATTATCCAGAATTGCGCCATCAAAGCCTTCTCCAACCAAAAGTGAGGCTCTTACTTCCGGAACTGTTCCCTTCGTTCCCTGCTTTATGAGACCTTCTGCTTTTTGTGTTGCCCTTAAATAAGTTTGTTGATCCGCAGGATTTAAAATACTTATATAGGCTTTGTCTGTTCCAAAATCTCCAACACTTAGGCCTTTATGGGATATATCTGAAAAAAGAGTTCCATTATTCTGTACAACTTTTCTTCCTACATCATCAAGAATAATTGGAAATTCTTTTGCAAATCCTCCAGAGTTTGTAACTCTCTGGATATCTTGTTGCATTTCACTAAATGAGATTGCACTTCTTTTTGTTTGAGAAACAAATTCTTTTGGTCTTTTACCCTCTGTAAACATATCAAGAGTATCATCAAGTTTAGTTCCAAGATTCTCATAGTTCATTATCCAACCATATTCTTGTTTAAAAGCATCTGCTGCATCGCCTGTTAAGGACTTTGCAACTTTATTTACTTCTATTGAGACTGCATCCTGAACTTCTCTTAAGCTTCCATACATTTTGGGAGCATCATTAGAATTTTTAATCCTTGTCCTATAAGTACCATCTGCATTTTCTAAAACATTTAAGTACCCTCTATCTCCTGCTAAGACTGTTCTATGGAATGGTCCTGCCTCCAAGCCAAGTGTTGCAGCAGTTTGAGAATTTTTAATTGCTTTTAAGTGATCCTTTGTAACTTCAGGTAATTGATCATAGAGTGCTTTTGGCATTTTACCAGAAGTAAAATCATCAATTGCTTTTGTTAACTGTTTTGGATCAAGTTTGAAAACTTTCTTTACAGCTTTTGAATTAAAAAGAGCTTGCTTTGCAAGTCTAAAAAGAGGAACTGCCTGCATAATACTTAAATTAATAAGGTAATCCATTGCAGCCCATTCACCAAAACTTTTAAGTTGTGTATTAACTGCATCTGCCTGAATTTCTGAAAGAGTTTCTCCATCGAACATACGAATTGCATTATCTCTCCAAACACCTTGAAAACCTTCAAAAGTAGTTTCTAGGATCATTGGAGCTAATTTTTTTAAAGCCCAATTGGCAGCTCTTGTTGTAGCCCATTTACTTGCAGCCCATTTACCTGCACCTTTAAGCGCAGTAGTTATAGCCATATTCCCAGGATTTCCATACATTACAAGAAGATCAGTTATAAATCCTGCAGTGTTTCCAGCAGCTTGCATTTGATTAAAAGTTTTTGTTTGTTGTTTACTAGGCGAAATTAAGTATTCTACAAACGTCATAAATTTATTTTTCTCAGCTCCATATGCTGCATGAGCTAGTGGAGCATTGTATGTGGGTCCTTCTCCGGTTAAGTTATATTTTAACTTTTGTAAACCTTCATCTAATTTATATAATAATTTAGGAATTAAGTTCTGTGCCATCCCTTTTTCAAACGCTGTAGACTCAAGAATATTATTAAAAAATTCTTTCTCTGCAGGATTTTTACTTGTAGCTTGTTTATAGAGTGTACTTGCATACTCTTGAACATTAGGATCTTCAAACTTTGGAGGTTGAAAAATATACTTTCGCATAAGACGATCTTTAGCTTGAGTTTGTAAGTTTAAAAATCTTGGATCTGTTCTTGCAATTTTAGTGAAAGCTTTAGTTCTTAATCTTACTTGTGCACTATAAGTTAAGTTTGTAAATCTTGGATCATTCTCTAATAGTTTAAGATCTGCAAAAGTTTGTAAATTCATTTTTTACTCCTTTTTTATTGTGGTATCTCTGCTTCTAAAGCTCTTTCATCTTCTGAAATTGGTACTTCTTCTGTTACTGTTGCTGCTGGGTCTACTTCATTTGTTCCAAGTACATTAAAAGGAGTTGTATCTTTTACAAAGATATCAAATGCTCCAAACCAACCATAATTTTTTTCACTAACATATTTAAGTCCATCTGTACCTGTAGCTTTATTCATAAGTCCATTCATAATATCAAGCCAGGCTAAAAAATCCTTTCTATTAACTACATTAGGACCTACATCTTTTATTAGAGCATCCATATTAACTTTAGCATCTTCAAGAAGAAGTCTATCTTCATGGGAAAGCATTGGTTCCCCTCTCATTGACCAAAGAACAGCTTTTTGAAAAGTATTTTGATCCATATCCGTTAAGTTAATTCCAAGCTTTATAGACTGTGCAATAAAATCTGCTTGAGCTTTTTGCATATCAAGACCAAGTTTTTGAAATTGTAATTGAAGCTTTGCCTGCTCTAAAGCTAAGTTTTGATTGAGCATTGAGTCTGGATCTGCAAGTTGTTTTTCCTGCCTTACTTGATCTGCGACTGTTAAGAGTGCTGCAGCAGATTCAGGCATACCAATTGCCATAGCTCTCAAGGCATTCGGATCATTAATCATTGCATTAAATCTAGTAAGAATTTCTTCTCTTTGTGCATTACCTTCCGGAGTATTTTCCTCTGCAAGATCATAATCTCTAAACTTTAAAATCTTATTTACTTTAACTTTAGTTCTTTGTGCAGTTTGAGCAGATACAACTCCATTAGCTGCAAGTTCTGAATTAACATCATTAACAACAGCTGTGTATTCACTTGAAAGCGCATCAACTTTCTTTTCTGGAACAGTACTTGAATAAGTTCCAGAGTCTTGTTGACCATAAACATAACCTTCTTTCCAAAAAGGAAGGTCTTCTTTTTCTTTAGGGGTTGGAATATATCCTGGATCTTTACCATTTTCTAAATTCCAAATAATCTGTTGTCTTGTTGTTGTTGCTTGCTGTGGAGTAAGTTTTGTTCCATTAGGAAGAGTAACTCCTTCATCTCCACGACCAAATTCTGCACTTCTTGGAATTATTGAATTGACATAATCACCTACTCTGTTTCCAAAATCTACATCACTTTCTCCTTCATTTTTTATAGGAACATTAGTAATATCTAATTGTCCTGCTAGAACTGAAATAGGATTAGTAGTTGTAGTTTTAGTTATATGAGTATCAGGAGGTTGCTCTATTCCAGGTAAATCAATTCCTTGTGACCATTTGTACGCTTGTGTTACATCTATAGAACCTTGCATATCAGTAATTATTTTTCTGTCCGCATCACTTAAATTTTCACCTTTTAAATAGGTCTGCAGGGTAGTATTTATAATAGTTTGAACTTTATTTTTAAGTTCCGGAGTAAATTCTAACGATGCTAAATCTGTAATTCCTTGTAATGCTGGATCATTTCTAATTCCATCAGATATAGTTCTTATAAGTTGATTTCTAATTGGCTGTATTTCTTCAGTCGGTACTACGCTTTGTTGTACCTCACTGGGTAAATTAACCTCATTACCTACTGGAGTTCCTCCAGGAGAAGCCTCAACAGGCTGAGTAGCATCACTTTGAGCATTGCTTCTTGCCTGCTCTATAGAGTCTAAAGCTTCTTGAGCAGCAGCTTCACCAGAGCCTTTCTGAAGACTAAGCATAAAAAGTGAAAGATCCCTTTCATATATTGCTTGAGGAGTAGGAGGCGCATTTAGAAAGGTTTCCTTAAACCTCTCCCTTGTTGCACTACTAACTCCAAGTCCACCAAACATTTCATCAACAAAAGTACTACCATTTTTACCCTGCAAAAGTGTCATATAACCGCCTGCAGTTTGAGCAGCAAGTTTATCTAAAGCAGCCATCTTCTGTTGGACATTAAATTGTCTTTTATTTTCACCAATCTGAACACCAGCGGTGACACCTTGTTGTAAATTTCTAAAAGCATTTTGTCCAAGTTGTGCGCCTGTAGGTCCTTCTAATCCACCTTGTATAACTGTTGCCATTTTTAAACTCCTTCCTTATAATCTATGCTCTGCCATATTAAAATTAATTCCAGTTCCTGGAGTAGGTTGCCTAGGTTGCCTAGCTCTGCCACCGAAGTTTTAGAGAAACGCACCCGCAATCGGTGCTGCAGCTCCAACTATATTAGCTGTATTTTCCCAAAAAGTAGGTCTTGCACTATATTGCTGAGCTGCATAAGCAGGATTACCAAACTGTGCTTGTATTCCAGTATTTTGTCCCAACATATTTGCAAACATACCTTGTTGTCTTTGAGTATTTCCAAAAGCCTGATTATATAAATTACCTGCCATTCCAAGTTGTTGCTGTCCAAGTTGAGTAGCAGCCTGACCTGCAGCTTGTGTTGCTCTCTGCCCTGCTGCATCCCTTGCAGCACCACTATATAAAGATCCAAGGCCTGAAAACTCCTGACCAACATCCTGAACTGCCTGTTGGGTGAATTGCCTTGTTTGATTCTGCAGCATTCTTCCTAAATCTGAAGAAGACCCGAGAACTAAATCTTGTATCTGTGGGGTTTGTCCTAAAAAACTTGCAAAAGGATCTGAATTTGCACCAAGCCCTGCTTGTGCAGTATTATATACATCCTGAATTCCCCCACTCGCTAAAGCAGAATACCCTTCTGGATCAATTGAAGTATAATCTGCCCCTGCAGTTCCGGGTATTTCATCATATTTTCTTTCATTACTCATAATTTCCTCCGTCTTTTATAATTGAAAAAATATCTTGATCAAATAATAGTTTACCTGTCATTCCGGTTTTTCGCAATGTACCTTCCTTAATGAAGCCTAATTTACTTAGGAATCTGCTTAATCCCTTACAAGAAGTAGGAATAACTACTTCAAGTCTCTGTAAGTCATATCTATACATAAGATCTAAAATACCTTTCTTAATACTCGTAAAATCCTTAATCACTTTTGAAGACCAAAAAGCCCCATGAAGCCTTGCGGATCTTTCAATTTGAAGATGAGTTAATCTTGCGTATCCATAATCCTTAACTTCTAAAAGTACATCACTTTTACCACAAACAGCTAAAAAATAATCTAAACTATAAAGATCAAGATTCTTAAATTCATTCTTACAGCCATCTAACTTCCTGTACCAAGAGGTACAAAGTTCTAAATCAAAATCAATTTTATGAACTAACTGCACCACGAACCTCCTGACCTCTAAGAATAACCTTGAGTCCAATTTCAACAATAACAAAAGAAGCTGCATTAATGGAGTTTGTAATTTTAAATCTACAAGTACTGCCAGTTATTCTAAAATCAATATAACCTTCAGACCTACTGGAAGGAACAATCAAAGTTCCCAAAGTTTTATAAGTAGTTCCTTCGTCAACTGAACCATACACTACAAAAGAAGGGAAAGAAGCTACAGGAACTTTTGAAAGTTTCAAAGACAGCCTTACAAAAGTCTTATCTGTATCAATTATTTCAAAATCCATATCCCCTGTTTCAACAACAAAAGCAACATCATCCGTGGAGTAATCAAGTAAATCACTACTACTTAATCTTAAAAGATTATTACTCTTACTAACATAAACAGTTCCACCACCTGAATCTAACTTAGTATCATCCCAACTACCATAAGTATTTGTATCCCAAGTACCAACAGCTTCATCCCAGGTAATATCCTGAATAATATTAGTAAAAGATAAAAAATTAGTTGAAAAAATTGAATAACTCCAAGCCTTACTTTTATAATTATAATTCCAAATCTTATAAGTTAAGCCTGAAACATTAGGAATACCAAATCTAATTACTTCATTAATTGGATCTGTAATAGCCCAGGCATTCCAAAGCTCATCTCTATTTGTATATAAATCATCTCTAACTGGACTTTGCATAGGAATAAGTCCCTTAGATACTCCAAGATAATAAATATCATCTTGTCCTATAAAAAAATGTCCATCCAAATAGGAAGTAACAGCTTTAAGTCCTACAAGTCCTACATTACCAGTCTCCAATTTAACAGGAGCCAGGGGAAGAAAATTTCCTGAAACATTAGTTGGCCTAAATAAATCAATCCTATCACTATAATAAACAGCTAAGAAATCTCCTAAAGGTTTGAGAGCAATAATCTCACCTACCTGATAAGGTCTATCAATACTTAAATCAGAAGCACTAGGAGTAAAGTCCCCTAAATCAACAGTAGAAGTCCAAATCATTCTAGTTCTATAAACAATACTACTTGAAGTTATTCTTCCCATCCAAAGTCGATCTCTATGATATGCAAGACAATCACCGATCTCTACAATATCACTGGAAAATTCTCCAAAAGTAGTTCCATCATAACTACGTAAAGTTCTTGTACCATCAGTAAAAACAATCTTGTCAGTCAAAGTTACAAAATCAATTTGTTTATTATTCTTAACTTTAAATGCCCTTCTAATCTCATAATCTGATCCTACTCCAAAAGTTCCTACAGGAGTTGAAACAAGTTCAAGTTCAGTATCATTTGTAATAGAGGATATTTCAATTTCTTCTGGCCCATCTCCTGAACCATCTGCATCAAGTACAAAAATATCTCCTGCCTGTACATCAGACGCAGCAGTTACCCAAAGACTTCCAACACCTGTAACAGTAGTTCCTGAACTTGAACAAGTACCAATTGCATAAGTATCATAAACTGCCAGGAAACTTGTAGGTAAAATCCTATAAATAAACTTACTATCCCAAACAACTGAAATCTGTGTACCATCAGGTTTCCAAAATGTTGCTAATCCCATAATAGGAGGATAGGCAACAACACTCGAAGAATTAGGGAAATAAGTAAATCCTCTTCTTTTTCGTATACCTTTTTCATCTACAACACAATTTTGTGCATCTAGAAGTCCCCCCACTGGAAGAGAATTTTCAGAAACATTCTTAATAATTCCTTTATTTAAAGGTCTAATTGCAATAATCTTAGAATCCTCTCCCTGAAAATTACTCATCTTTTCCCCTACCTTTCAAAAATAATGTAACCAAAACAACAGCCTTATTTAAAACATTTCCACCAATATAAACAATCCAAAGTATAAGCAACTTGCTTGTAGTATCTTTAATAACTTCAGCGTCTTTAAAACCTTCCTGTAAAAAAAGTAACAAAACCAATATAAACGTTCCAACAACAGTTACCCACAACTTTCTTGATTTAATCTTCATCCTTAACTCCTACAGTTATATAAAAATTCTTGAGATTCTTTTCAATCTCACTCCACTTAACTCGTCTATTAAAACCAGAAGTACCTTTCAAACGTTTTGGAAAGTAATTTCCTTTCCAACTATCTCGATATTCAATTTCTTCACTCTCTGAATAAACTTTCCCAACAGCTATATAATGTCCAGGCTTTTTAAAACAAAGAATAACTCCATACTTATTACTTAAAATACTTTTAACTTTATCAAAAGTAACACCCCACTTAAATTCACTTCTTAATCTAAAAAGTTCCTCAAACATTAGAGGATAATACTGGGGGATTTCATTAAAAGGAATTTTCTTAAATTCTCTATATTTTCTTACCTGATTAAACCTTTTAAAGTTTCCTGGGTTATTAAAATAATCCATAATAACTTCATCAAGAGGAATCTCATAACTATTAAGTTGTTCATCTAAAGCAACAATAACTCTTATTTGCTTATTTATACTCTGCACTAAATTAGCAGCAGCAGTTGGACCACAACTCTCAAGATAACCCTTACCCAAAATTTTACCTAACAAAGTCTCCGTAGGATTATTTTCTTGAGTATAAAAAGTATCTTTATCTTCCCAAAAAGGTAACATATAATTTTTCATAAATTCTCCTTATAATAGTGGTATCACTTGCTTAATTCTCAATCTTCCAAATATTTCTATATCTCCAGTAACTGTAGGAATTCCCAAAGCACTTCCACCACCACTTAACGTGGCATAATAAAATAACTGTATCCCAGAACTGACTGTAAAAACATGCTCTAGAATTCTTACAAAACTAGTTGTTTGTGGGTCATTAGTTACTGCTCCAGAATATTCAGAACTTCCAAATTTTATATCTGTTAAAGCTGTGGAATCGCATATTTTACATTTATGCGCTCCACTTTTGTATAAGGGACTATACCCTATTATGTTATAAATACCAGGTACTACTGTTACTGTATTTGCAGCAATACTAGCACCCCACAATGGAGTATTAACAAAATTACTTAATGGCCTAATTGTCCAAGCTCCTATTGTAGGGTTTCCCCCTGGATCTCCACTAGATCTCTGGTCTTCAACATAAACAGCTCTGTTAAAAGTAAACTTTAAAATAATCCAATTAGTCCCATTACTAAAAAACTTAATCTTCTCTCCACTTTCCCTAAGAGTAGGATTAACATTGCTATACCCTTTCCATAAGAAATTCCCACTATAACTAAAACTCAACTTAGCAGTTGTAGTACTAACTAAAATAACCTCAAGCATTCTACCTTCATAATCAGCAGGACTAGGAAGAGTAATAGTTTTATCAACAGTAGTTAAAGTAACAGGATAATAAATATAATAATCCTCTTTATCAATTGTTAAATCATCAGTAACATTCTTAAAAGGAATCCTATTATCTTTTAAAAAAGCAGTCATAGCCCAAGGATCTTTCAAAGTCAAAACCGGACTTTCATTTCCATCAACCAAAGAAGTCTCAAAAGCTTCATTAGGAAACACCCCTTGATCAAGATTTAAAAGATCTAAAACTTGTGGTCTACCCTGGCCTCTAAAGCCATCATTTTCAAAATCACTCATAATTTATTCTCGATACCTGATTGTTATCCAACCTCTATTATATACCGCTGTATCATAATCAATATTATCAAAGGGTCCTCCAATATTTCTAACCAACGTTATCTGGTAGCTAGCTAAAATTTCAAAATGTCCTCCAATTGCTCCACTAAGATCAGTATGGGATAAATTCTTTATTATCAAACCAGTATCGTTTCTAATAAAAACGTCAACACTTACTATTTTTGTATAATCAATTCCATGTGTGAGTAACACTGTTCCAGTAGTATCCATATCCCAGTTACCAATATCTTCAATATGAAACTTAATAGTATCTCCACCATTCTGATCCACAACGCTATCTGCAGGACCATTCAATAAAACCCAACTTGAATGTGCATAATAATAAATATATCCATCATCACTATCTACCCAAATCCTTCCATTATCCTCTGCACTCAAGGCAGTTGTACCATCTGGTCTTTTAGTTGGAGCTGCACTCTGATAGTAACTAATTGCACTACCACTTAAATGCTGTCCATGGTCTGCCTGAGTACCTGCAGGATCAAATTTATGTTCCTTTATAAGTCTTTCCCTAAGAGCAGTCTTTAAAGCAAGTACCCTATTATCACCATTACCTAAACTTTCGCTTCCATTAGGACTTGCTTCAAAGGTTGCATCCCAATCAACTGTTACACTCATTTTAATCTCCTATTCTTAGTAATTTCCAGCAGGAAATTCAACTCTTCCGTCTGATCTATCATCCTGCAAATCCTGTGGAACCATTACGGTTTTCATATAATCCTCAAAATCCCTTTTTGCAGCCCAGGCAATATTAGCCTCCTGACCTTTCTTCAGCACATACCATATGGACCAAAGAACAATTCCCATATGAAAATACGCAGGAATATTTGGTTCCTGATTTGCAACACTTAAAGGTTCAGGAAAAGCCAAATATTCAAGTCTAAACCAAAGTTCTTCATCCGGGCATCTATTAAAATAAATTGCATCCCCTCTGAAGTAATATTCACTTGGATCTCCAATATCTAAAATAATAGAACTATAATCAACGGATCTTCCACCATCTAAAAGCTCTCTCTCGTTACTCAAATCAGTTAGTTTTTGCATAGTAATTATTTGATCCCTGGGATCTAAACTTAAATTAGCCCCTACAAAAGCATGATCACTCGCCAAAAACTTAACAAAGTTCTTACATAAAAGAACAACACTAGTATCATCCAAAGTAGTTGTAAAATCCTTAACAACAGTAGCAATTCTTGTACTCCCAACGTAATCAACAATATATGCTTTCTGCCCTATTCCTGTACCTGCAGTAACTTTCAAAACCCAATCATTATAATAATCATCAACAGTACTAAAGCCACTTGGCATCACAACAGTACTAGCTGTAGATCCTGCCTGACAAGTTCCAGTCTCAACAGTATTTTTAAAATTAACTGTCTTTTTCATTGAAGGGAATTGTACAATCTCTCTGCTCCCGGAATGTTCATAAGTGCAAACTTTCTGATAACCAAGATTTAAGTACTTTAAAATTTTAATTGCCCCTGCAGTTGTAATATCAAAAGTAGAAGCATCACTAATATCAGTATAAGGAAGAAGGAAACTCTTTTCTCCAGTTCCTTCATAAACATCAACAATCATTTCTTGTATATTCATTATTTTTTATCCTCCAACTTATCCAATATCCTAACCTGCATTTCAGAAATATTTGCAAGCTCTGTTTTAATTTCCCCTAAAGCAATTCTATTATTTACATCAGAAGTTTCTAAAACATCAATCTTACTATTAATACAAATTAAACTCTGTATATTGGAAGAAATACTATTCTGCATCTTAGTTAATCTAACTGCAAAACTAACAATACTAATAACAGCAGTTATCAAAACAGAACTAGATACCACCAAAGAAATTTCAATATTCATCTATAATTCTCCCTCAACTTAGTTATACCTAATGAAAGTATCACCATAAAAATTATACTCAACAAAGCTCTTGTACAACTTTCAGAAAACCTATAAAACTTGCTACCATCAATTAGGAAATATCCAACCCCATATAAAACAAAAATTAAAATCCCATAAAACACTTCAATATGTTTTACAACTAACATATAAAATTGTCCTATCAAAATCCCAATCCCTAAAATAATAGCTACATCTCCAAAGGATTTATCAGCCAACAAAGCCATAAAACAAATCAAATACAACAATATAAATTGCATCCATTGCCCTACCTTTTCTGCAACACAAGTACTTACAAAAAATAAAATACCTAAAACAATAATACTCATTGACCAATAATTTATCACCTCTTTATCTAACTGCCCTATAATATAAGATGTAAATCCAACAGGAGAAACCAACGTTAGAAACCAACCAACAATCTTATAAAATTTCATCCTCTCCAAAATCCTCTTAAAGCTTCTTTAACTGGATAAATTTTCTCAATATCAACATGATCCTTACTAAGTACTTCAGTCATCAACCTATCTTTAAACCCTTCAACTTTACTTATAGTCTCTTTATAAGGATTAAAACCTTCATCAATATCTACATCATGTTCCATGTCACATAAACTAGTTAAAGCAAGCAATTTTCTAATATGTACTTCTTTTTCTTTATCTCCATCCGGAAAATTAACTAATAACCAAAATCTCCTATCTAAATGCTCATAATCGTCATAATCATCAGGTAAGGCCTTAAAAACCTCATCATGACTTCCAATCCAGAACAAAACTACATTAGCTACTGCATATCTCCAAGGATCAGAACACTCACAAATAAATGGAGATAGTCCAACTAATCTTGCAACAGGCATATTAAGTAATTCAGTACTCTGAATTAAATTTAACTTTAAAAGTTTACTAACTTTCTCAACAATAACTCTATAATTTTCTAACATAATCATCTCCTTTAAGGATGCCAAAATGAGCCAATAGCTCTTACATTTATCATAGCAATACTACCAGTAAAAGTATCACCTACATCATTACCAACTCTCTTAAACCCAATAGCCAGGATCTCACCCGGTAACAGATGTTGAACATTTATCGGAATAGTAGTTTGTATCAATAAGTTATCACTATTTAAAGCAACAGCTACAGTTCCCTGGACACTCTCTACTGTATTACCAGAGTCAATTACTTCACCAATTTTAGTCTGATAAGTATCAACTTTATAAACAACATCACCTGCAGCATTAGTTAGAGGTATCCAAATAAACTCTAATTCCAAACTCTTAGATGTATCCATTCCAATTGGAATTATTAAATAACCACCTCTACCATCAATAGCATTAGCAGTAAACTCATTATCAGTGTAAGCCAGAGTAAGCCCATTAGCAAAAACAATATTCTCATTAGCAGGACTAAACCCAACTAATTGTTCAGTCAAATTCCAGTGCATGACTAAATCTTTTCTATAAATTCCATTACCAAAATACTCACTAAAACCATCAGCATTTATTTCAAACCTATTTGTATGTAACTTAATCTGTTCAATAGTACCGGAAGAAGTTAAAGCACCTGTAATTCTCAATCTTATCCAATATTTTTCAACACCATTAACACTAATCTTAACCTGGTCATCACAATTACCAAATCTTACTTGCTCACTTCCTACAACAGTTCCCATGTTATCTGCTCTTTGTTGGTAGGGGGCATCAGAATTTGTAGCCAAGGATGTAAAACTAACCCAGGCAGAGCCGTTCCAATATTCCCTTGCAACACTTCCACTACCGGGATTAACCAAAGAGGCAGTTTTTAATTTAATTCCACAAATAGGATCATCACTTCCAAAATAATCAGCAGCACCAACAGTTAAAAATCCTCCAAAAGTAGGATAAGTACTTCCTGATCCACTAGCAGCTTCTTCCGTGTAATCAACAAAAGTAATATCATCCTCGGTAGAAAAGACTACCATACCTATTGTATGACTATCTCCTTCACCTCCACACAATTCTTTACCATTTCCAGGACTTCCAATATGAAGCTCTCCTAAACAGTTAATACCTTCATCGCCACTACCTGTTTCTTCTGTAAAAAACTTTGCTAACCAATCCACCAAGGACCCTGGTTTCCATCCTCCCATAAAAGCCTCCTAGCCTAAAGTATAGGCTTCCCAAGCAGAAGTAGTAGTAGTAATTGTAAACCCAATAAAAGGTTCAAAAACTTCTGAAAACTCTTCATTCGCTTTAAGGGTGAATGGTCCTAAAGTTCTAGTACCATCAATATTAATTGTCAAAGTAATAGCAACAGTAGCATGAGTGTTCTTTACAGCTATTGCCCTAGCCCTTACTGCAAGAACCTTAACCGCAGTTACAGTCCCTGAAAAAAACTCTAACACCTGAAGTCTTTGTATCAATCCCATCATTCCCATCATTCTTATCTTCCTTTCCGAATCTTATCGGATATATCTTTATAACATCCATTCTTACGGCAATAATATGTACCTTTATACTTAACCATCTCACTTTTCGGATAAGCGTGCCCACATTGCCAGCACCTTTCATAAGGCCCTTTACCGCCTTTCCTAACACCATCTTCTGTCATTGATCCGCTCATAATAAAAAAGGGAACCTAACAAAATAAGTTCCCCCTCCTCCTTTCAAAATATTCATTACTCTTAAACTACCGATGCGTAAAATCCTCTCCAGTTAATAAAATCTGCAGCGGCTCTAAATGAAGCTTTCATTTTATGATCATCAGTTTCAAAATCAGAATAATTACTTTCAAAAGTGTAATTACGTCTCCAATACCATTTAAGAACTTTCTGAGACTCATCCATCAAGAACCATGCACCTGCAGCAGTTAAATAAGGATTAACAACATATTTAATATTACCATCCATCTGCAAGAGATTCTTTTGATTAACATTTTCTGAATTCCCACTTGTAGCAGTACCAAGTTCAAGAAGTGGTTTATACTCATTAATTAAAAGTTCTTTTGCCATCCATTCCAAAGCCTGTGGAATAACTAAAAGAGTAGGTCTCATAGTAGCCATAACAAGACCACGTTTATCCTTCAAACTTTTAAAATGTGTTATTGCAGCCTGTAACCCAGCATAGCTAAGTGCAGTTGTAGCAGTATTAGACTGTACACCAGTGTAATCAATATAAGGATGACTTGCAGAACTTAAAGCAACACCATCAATACCAGTTCTGTAAGTTGTTACAAAAGCAGTATTTAACAAATCTGCTGCCAAAAACTCAACAGTGTATGCACCTGCATTACCTAGATGCCCTGCCATACTTTTAATAACACCTTGTTTATCATCTTCCTGCAAAATATGTGAATGCTGAACACCCAAAGCATATTCTGAAAAGAAAATCTCTTTTTCTAAACCCTCTTTCAAGGAATCATAAGTTAACGCATCCCCTTCATCACGTTTAGAAAACCCTCTTAAACCTGCAATTTCTGCTTCTTTATAAGAGTGCATTGACATATTCTTGATATCCATATAGGAAAGTCCAACTTTTCTAACTCCCATATACTCGTCATTAGAAAGCTTATCAAGATCCTTAGCAAACGCACTACTCATATTACCTGTAGTATTTATACCCATAACTTAAAGCCTCCTACGCTTCTGCATCTTCACGACCAGTATACTGGCTACGTGCAACTGTAAACAACATTCTGGCATTTGCACCAAGAGCATTCTCTACATCCGGATCAACTCCAACAAGTTGAATAACTTTCTCAACAACTGCATTCTCATTAATCTCCATAATTCCAGTTGCACCTTCAATATCAACAGCAGTTCCCAACATTGCTTGAGTAGCAGTACCTTCACATTGTCCTGAAAAAATATACCCGGGAGCAGCAGGAATAAAAGTCATTGTTGCTCCAGCAGCGGAACTTACAATACTCTCATTTGCAATACCATAAAGTTGTCCCGAAGTCGCAACTGCAATCTGAATTAAACCAGACGCTAATATAATCGCATCACCTTTTGCAATTGTCTGACTTGTAGCAACTATCCCTGTTAAAATCAAAGGAGTCGTTCCACCCTGTCCATTTTTTCGGAAACTAAATCCATTAGGATTATTATTATTTGCCATTAGCAATCCTCCAAAATTTTTATATAAACCAGGTAGAAGAAACTCCTCTATAACTCCTAGCTTAATCCTTAACTAATTTGCCTTTCTCATAGATAGAAACATTCTTACTATAATCTCCGGCAATCTGACCAATCTCACTTTCAGCATTTTTATTAACATTACTAAGTCTATTCTGACTTTTAAGGGCATCGCCTTCACGAATTGCATTATAAAGTCCAATATCAACAAGCATACCAACAAGCTCGGCTCTATTAACGTGTTCTTTATTATTAGTACTCTTTAAGATCTCACCAGTTTTTGTATACCCTGCAATAACATACTGTTCTACAAGATTAGGATCAGCCCATACATGAATCTTTCCTCTAGGAACTGTAACCTTTGGTTTCAATCTAGTTGTTGCACCATCACCTGCAATATCAACAAACTTAACCTGCCTCTTCTTATTAGGCCCCTTCTCTACATTAAAGACGTCCCAAGCAATCTTGTATGCACGCCTTTCGTCAATCCTTAACAAATTTTGTTGTTCCATATTTAAAACAACTGGATGACTTTCATCAAACTTGAAAATAACATCATCCCTTTTTAAAAACTCATTAAGTTCGGCAGGACTAACTTTATTATCCAGCACTATTACTTTTTTGTCAACATTTACAAGCTTCTCTTTATTCCCCATACTCTCAATTGGAGAATCCAAATTACTCCCATTAAGTTCAGGAATAGGAGAAGAAGAAGAAGAAGAAGACTTCTTAACCTCTGGATTTGCTTTCATAACATGAGGATTAGAAGTATCATCTACAACTTTATTTTTAACTCCTTTAGACGTCATTACTGGAATTGTTTTTTTCTTTTCCATTATCGTTTACCTCCCATATTTCTAACATAATGTTCAATCTTAACACCCTGTCTTGCTGCACCATCCATCTGTGCTTGAGTGTAGTAAACTTTTTTCTTCCCACCTGCATTAGGAGTTGTTCTTCTTGAAGATGCAGTATATGTAGCTTTAGAACTCTTAGAAGGATCAGGAATCTTACCGTCTGCAATAAGTTCCTGCATAATCTCTGCCTTAAGTTTCTCTTTCAAATCTACATCACTCAAAGGATTCTCAATCAACTTTCTCTGTTTAATACCATCAATAACCTGCTTTAAAACCCTTGGATCTCTCTGAAATTTAGGATCATAAGTACCAAGAACACTAACAATTTCAGCCTCATCATTCTCAAAAATTTCTTTATACTTATCATCATTCTTATAAATATCAACAGCCACATTAAAAGTTTTCATCTCATTTTCTGCAAGTTTATCTTCCATAGGTTTACTTACAAGCTTTATAAATTTTTCAGTTGCCCCCGCAGGATCTTGTTCAAAAATAGCTTTCTCAAAATTCTTTCTTGCAGCATCCATATCAACTTCAACAGGTTTCTCAACAATAGCTGCAGGTTTAAGAGTTTGACTTAAACTTGTAAATCCCTCTTTAAGAGTCTCAGCCATACTTTCATTAGAATTTTTCTGACTAATCAACTGAGAATAAAGATCCTTTTTACTCTTACTCTTTACTTCTTCCGGAAGATCATCTTCATCAGTTTCTTCAATCGGAATATCATCTTCACTATCCACAATAACAATTTCTTCTTCATCATCATCTTCAAAAACTCCCATAGGTCTTTCAGTAGCTTCTCCACCATCATCATCAGGAGAAAAGAAAAGACTCTTTTCAAAATCATCTACAAACATTTAATCCTCCAATCATTCTGGAATATTGTTTTCAAATTCATTAACAATCTCCATATTTTCTGTATACTGTTCACTTTCTTGATACTTAAGAACATCTTTAAGTTGTTCATTTAAACTCTCAATAATATTCAAATTACCTTGATAAAAAACAACATGCTCTAAACTTGCAGTCCTCAAACTTAATAAGCTATTATCCTCAAGCTCTTTAAGGTTGTCCCGGACTACCTCCCAACCCCTGGTTTGGAACATTTCCCGCAAGTTCTTGGCCTGGTCCGACATTTCCATTAACCACTTCTTCGCCTTGTTGTACACCATCAGTGGGGATTCCTGCTTGTCCTGCATCTCGTAGTCGTCCTTTCTCATATTCAAACTCCTTGGCTTTCTCTTGAGCCATAATATCTTTCATAAAATCCATAACCCTCATTTGTTGTTCCTGAACTTTAGTATTATAAACATAGCTATCTGTATCATCAATTTCATTAAGCTTTATAATTTCTTCTGTAAGCTTAGTCTTTGCAATACAAGCTTTCATGACAATTTCCTGCATCTCAGGGTTCTGTGCAATCATTGGATCTAACATCATCATTTTCATCTGAATAATCTTATCGTAATACCCATCCACCAACTGTGAAGTCATAAGCAAGGTCTGTCTCTTAGCTGCAAAACTTTGTTCAGGATCAGTAGTGGTAACTGTAAAACTTAACTGCCTTGGAATGTCTTCAACTTCCAAACTTAAAGCACCCTCAAGAGCGTTAATATCTACATCAGTCATTCTTCCTAAAGCTCTCTCATTTTCAATAACAGCAGTTTTATGACTGACCAACTGATAAAATACGGCCATACCAATCTTACCAAAAGCCATTTCCATCCCTTCTGAAGCAGCACTTAACTGTCCTTCACCCATAGCAAGTCTTTGACTTTGAGCAGAAAAAGTATCTCTACTTTTCATGGTTGCGTCCGCAAATCCCCCCATAGCATCTGAAAACCCACTAGCTTTCTGTGCATACTGAACAAGCATTTGCTCTTCCTGTAGCGTAGACGAATACGGACTACCTCCAGGAACCCTCTGAAAGTTAGCAATATTATCCAACTTAAAAATCTTACCTGGATAAATCTGTTCTTTCTGACTAATTCCACTCCCTCTGGTAGTTGCAAATAGAGCAGTGGTATTAATGTTAATATTGTCAAACCGCATTCTATTCAAAGTGTTAATACTTTTTCCAATAACACTTAAAGTTTCACAAACACCCCTACCTTCAATTAAACCAGGATACAAGCCATAAATAACATTTACAAAAGGTCTCATTCCCAGGCTATTATAATCAGCTTTAAGCACAACATCAGCTTCCCTACTATACGTAACAACCAAGTCATAAGGAGCTTTAGTATCATCAATATCGTAGTAAGCCCAAATTTCAAACAATTCAAAAGTCTCATGATTACTCTCAGAGTATCCAAGAAAATCTTCCTGCTCAACAATACTATCAGGAGCAACATTCTTACCCCCTCTTTCCAAAACCTTTTCAACATTTTCATAAACAGCATTCTTATTCAAATTAAGCAATTCTGTCTTTGTCACGTAAAACCTATGTGCACACCAAGTGAGTCTATCTATCTCAATACCGCCTTCAAGCTCATACACGAAATCCTCAAGCGGTATAGGGACTATTTCAGCACCATTCTTAATAACAGAAAACTCTTCATTCTCCTGTCCTTCAATATCTGAAGCACTCTTCCTGTAAGTCTTCTCTTCATGTTTCCAGGGAATTTTAACAAACTCAGTACCCATACTTACAGCTTCGTAAATAATCTCATGCTGGAGACTACGAAAATTAAGATCATCAGGACTCTTAGCAAGGATTGTTAAATACTTATTTATAATCTTTGCATTATCTTCTGCTTCATCATCAAGCTTGAGACTTTTTACAGTCCATGGAGGATCAATCATCATTGCACTTCTAATCTTACCTGCAATACCATTAACATTTATTTCCGTAATTGGGATTGTCATTTTAGCACTTACCGGATAAGGACGTTTCTTAACTCCCTCTTCCGGAGTATTAATCCTTAACTTTCTCCAATCCTTCCACTTCTCTTCTCGTTCCCCTCTGTCAGAAAAAGCAGCAGAAATCCTATTATCAATCCAATGCTTAAACTCTTTCTCCTTTTTAACTGTAGGAAAAATTCCAATACCCCTCTCTTCAATTTTGATATCTTCCGGAACTTCAATTTCACTATCACTCTTAATATCAGACATACTTACCTCCTTCAAAATTAGTAACCTGTTACTTCGCATCTTTCATATTTATCTTCCTCTTCCTGTTCTTCCTGTTCAAACCTCTCAGTAGAATCCAAAGGTCTAATAAGCTTTACAAAAGCCATATCACTTGCATCAAGACAATCCTTTAAGGTATCACTTTGCGGAAAAATATTCTTCTCTTCAGTAAAAGCAAGACCTTCGCCTTCACAAAGCCAGACCTTACCAAGCCTAAGTTCCTTTCCAACATTACTTCTAATCCTCGCATTCTTGTCACCTTTAGCACTTATAGGCTCACTGTTGATCCAAATCTTTCTTCGTAACTCTTCCTGGGGAATAAGATCCTCCAGAATCTTCTGAAAAGCATTATTCTCATAATAAGTTTTTCTCACATGACCTTTAAAAAACTCATAACTATTAAACATCTCATCAAACATTTCAGTAATACTTAACTTCTTAGTAACATTCTTAATTAAATATTTATTCTCATTACAATCCATAGCCCACGTAACAATTGCTGATCTACAATTCTTAGCTCTAACACCTTTCTTAGTTGCTGCAGGATCAATTGCAATCACAACATCACAATCCTTAAGCAAAATATCAACATTATCATGAAAAGCAGGATTCTCCAGCTGCCTAATAATAAACTCTCCACCTTCTTCAATTAGTGCTGCCTTTTTAGTTTCAAGATCTCTAAGTTCACTCATTCCAGTATTATGCGGATCATTCATATATTGAGTCTGATATTGCCACCAATCTTCTTCTGCCATCATCTCAAACTTCTTAAGAGTAAAAGCTTCCGGAAAAATTACCTGACCATTTTCGATAGAACGCCTATAGTAAACTATGTACTCTCCCTCTTCTTTAACTTTGAAATCTGAATGTAAAAAACCAACATACTTCTTACAATTATTAAAGATATGTATTCCGTAAGGATCATCAATACCATATCTAGTGCCTTTAACAATCAATCTTGAAGTTTTTTGATTCTGCAAAATAGAATTCTTAACCCCGGAATACCAATTACTAATCTTTCCCATCTCAGCAGATGCCTCTCTCATACCGGTCAAGTGCTGTTCACTAACAATATCATCAAGATCCGCTAAGTCAAAGTGATCACCAGCGGAACTCCCTCCAACACCTCCAACCTTAATTGTAGGTTCTGGAAAAGTCCTTGTCCTTGCAGGCACTAAAAAAGCAGCCTGATTTTTAGGAATAATAAACTCAGGAAAAAGCTCCTTAAAAAGCATATTATTCTTAAACGTATCCATAGTAACACCAAGAAACTGATAAGCTTTATCAATAACTGCATTATAAAGACCAATTCTAATGTTTGGATTCCTGATAACTTCCCAACCTAAAGCACCATGAGTGCCAACAGTGGACTTATAATGACTACGCCCAAGGAACATAGCTGCCCTTGCTCCCGGGTCCATACAAGCAGGACTCTGCCGGAAATTGGCCATATCAAGATGAAGATGATCATTAAGTTCATTGTATGGCCCTGAGAATCCTGCTACAACAGTAAGGTAAAAATACAAATTAACCAGACTTGCCTGTCTGAACATATCCATAATAGTCTCAGAAGTAGAAGAATTTCCAGAAGCAATCTCCTGTATAAGCTGCTTAAGTACAAGTTGAGGATTACCGTCTGCTGAAAAAATTGGAGCATCCTTATGAGGAGTAATTGCATACCACCTGGGACTACGATAAAGAATCGTTCCCTCAGTGTGAGTAATAATTTTAGGAGTCTCCAAAGTTTCAATCATACCTAATCTTCCGTAACAACCTTAGTTCTATCAAACTCAACATCACCCTTGAGGGTGAATTGTTTTCCATCATCCCCGATCTCAACCATAAGATCAGAAGAGAATACCTTGCTATTCTCTAAAAGTTCCTCATCAGTTTTTTTCATTTTACTTCCTTATCTTCTTTATCTCTAGGATCTATTATTATTGCATCTACAATATTTTCAAATATGAAATCAGATAAATAACCATTATCCCAAAATGCCCATAATTGTAATTTTTGAGCTTCTGTTAATGAGTTATAAAATTCAGGTAAATATTTTCTAAGATATTTTTTACATTGTTCATCAGAATCATTTGTTTTTTTCATAGTACACTCCTTATTTTCTTTCCACAGTAAGGACAATATGTCCACCAGTGCGGATCATCAGGCTTGCCATAATGGTTATTTGTGCTTAACTTAAGACTTTTACTTGTAGATGTAGATTCTTCTTTAATAAGTTTACATTCTGGAAAAATAATATCTACATCATCCTGGTTTGTAGAAGCATAAATGTATTTACATTTTTTCATTTAATCCTCCAAAAATTCGTAGGCTTCCTGACTTAAGTTTGGAAGCTCTTTTTTTGTTTTACCAACCTTCTTAATGTTAGTTGGTGTAATTTTGTTAGGCTTATCTAACTTTATTGTATCTACCTCATTTACTATTTTTTGCATATCCTCCTGAGGGATGTTTGCCATCTTACCTATTAGTCCAAAAGCAGTTTTTAAGGTTCCTTCATTCATATTGAAATTGACTGTGTTTCCAAGGTTTATATTGTTATTTTGCTTATCAAGACCACTTAAGGAGATTATTACCTTTGCTAGCCTGGAAAGATCTTCATATTTCATAGATTCCTTTAAAGCATCTTTAAGTCGTTGTATAAGGTCAGGAACTATGTTTTTCCGTACTTCCTGTTGGATTCTAAGTTCTGACTCATTAAGGGATTTACGTTTCGGCATTTCTAAGTTCCTTCCACGCTTTACCAGTTACCTCTTCTACTATTTTTATATCCTCTTTGTACATAATTTCTAAATCTTCCACAGAGTAAATTCCAGTAGCCCGGATATTTATAATTTCTTTAATTAGTTCTATATATCCCTGGCTTAATTTGTTATTTTCACTATGGAGTTCTGATATTATTTTTTCATGTGTTGTTAAAGCATTCTCTGTTGGCAATTCTAGTTTATTCCTCACTAATGATATTGAACCATCTTTACAAATAACAGGTATATATTGCATACCACTAACTCCTTTATTATTAAGTGTCATATTTAATCTTTTTGTTGATATCACTTCCCCATTGTTCTGGAGTTTCTTTGTAACAAGGAGTTCTGTCCTCAAAAATTGCAATGATCAGCTCCATTCCATTATAAAGACCCTGCATATAAGCGTCGTAATTCCAAGTTCCCGGCAGCCCTTGTACTTGTAAAAGTTTATTGCTTTGCGTAAGTAATGTTTCTAAGTTCATAATATTCTCCTATGTTTCTTTCTTTTCATCTTTCAAATTCTCCTGCCTAAATTTCTTAGGTAACGGTAACATAGTTAAGATAACCTGTCAACAACGTGGGGAAGACTTTTGAAAATAGTGTGCGCAAATTTCAGAGACATACACCACTCACTCACAACCATTCTCCAGAGAGGGGGTAGGGGTCTTTGAAGTTGACAGGTTATCTAAATACTATATTATCTAAGATATACCAAATAACAGGAGAGTCACATGTTGACAAGGGAAGAAAGGGTTTTAAAAACCTCAGCAGAATGGAGTCAGATAACCAAAAACTTAATTGAAACACTCAGCAAGAGACATGAGTACGTGCGGAAGGAACTTGAGAGATTAGAGCTTAAGAGAATAATCAACCCAAGTTATTATAGGTTAGCTCAAGAGAGCTTTGTCTTAAGCTTTGAAATCAAACAAGAACAGAAATTACTTAAAGGGAGTAACTAATGGATAAGTATGCAAAGGACACTTTACGAGGTTTAACTAGAGCAGAAGCCATTAAAGATTATAAACACCTACGGAAAGTCACGGCTAACTTGAGTAGGAACCTTGAGGATGCTTATCACACGTCTCTTGAACGCATAAGCATGAAAGACTATATAAGAAGGGAACAAAATCGATTACAACGGCTTGTCGACAAAATGCTTGAATTAAAACTAGAACACGTACTTTAAGAAGACTTTGGAGGTCAAAATGAACAGTAATCAAAAATTAGTTACATTCACAGTTGATGGGCAGTATCCTAAAACTACACGAGTTAGCATCAGTAGTGCTAAAAAATCTATTTCTTATGATCCTGAATTTGATAATGAAAATGATTTATTTGACGCGCTTGAAATGAGAGCAGTAGCCAAAATGTACGGACAGGGAACATATTTTATGGGTAGCGGTAGTGATATAAAAGGACAAGGACAAATTTGTAGACGTAGCCCTATAACAGTTGGTGTTAATGATTGTATCACCGGAACTATCTATCTAAACTCAGATTTTTAATTACCTTTAGACGCCATATAACCAATGGTAAAGTGTTTTATGATATCCAGTACTATAAAACACGTTACTTTTGGACTTTTCCAAAAATTACCTCCTTAATTGGAGGTTTTTTTATGCCCAAACCCCAAAAATACCTTAAAATTCATACTACAGTAGATAGCATTAGTATATTTTCATACTACACTTTTTTTCTCTTTTTTCTCTCTCTACTACCTCTATGTTTCTTTATATTATATTATTATATATATTATATATATATATATATATAAATAGTATAAATAGTAAGGAGGCTTAGCAAAAGGGAAAAAGGGAAAAGTAATTAAAGAAAAGAAGAAGAAAAGGAAGAGGGTATGTCTATTTGTCTATTAATGTGCAAATTCACCTATTTTCAAAAATTAACTCCTTACAGCATAACAATTTAACTCTCCAAAAAGTGTAGTATCAAACCATCCTACAGTAGTACTACACTTTACCTTAAACTACCCTCTACCCCCATCTAAGCCAAAATTTTCCTACCCCAAAAAACACCAAATTTCTAAAAACTCACCCTCCCCCTCCCAAAAATACCCGTTCAACCCTCAAAAAAAACTTCAAAAAACCCCGAAAAGTACTATAAAACACTTGACTTTTCCCGCAAAATAATTCAGAATAACTTTGAAAGTACCACGAAACACATTACTTTCGCCCCCTCCTAGAGGGAGAAACTTAAAAAGGAGTTCTTAAATGAACAAAACCAAACAAGATTACCTAAAAAACTTCACTAATTACCCAGAACTAGCAAAAAAAGTGCTAAACCAAATAAACGACTGGAAATCAATCAAAACTTATCCAGAAGATTACCTGAACGCATCCAAAGGAATCTCCGGATTTATCTACTCTGAAGACACAGACAAGTTCACAAGAAAAAATATCTTTCTGATCCTGAAAGCTCTCGAAAACTATCAGGATAAGACAGGCGAAGCGTATAGAAGTGATCAAATCTCAAATCTCAATTGGCTTGCAGAATTTGCTTGCGAAACTATAACCCACGAAATCTACCAATACCTAAAGGAGAATAACTAAATGAACAATAAACCAACTTACCTAAATCCAACCCATGAACACTCAACAGACTCACTATTAAAAGAAATAATAAGTAATCTTAAAAAACATTATAAATCAAATATTTCTAACAAACATTCAGAAATAGTCTTATCACCAGAAACATATATAAGTCAACGAACCTTTTTTAACATAGAACTGCCTTTCTACTATTTACATAATAAAGAGCAGAAAAAAGAACTCTTTATCACTTCAGATTATTGTATCTATGACACCAAAAAAGATCTTATAAATACTACCATAGGTAAACAAAAAAATAAAAAAAAATTTTATGAGAATTCTGGTTTACTTTTAGGTAGAGACACTAAGGAACCTTATTTTTTACGTTTACCTACATTTAATTGTTCTTGTTTTTGGGGATTTGGTTATGTAGAAAATTTTGAATGTCACTTGCACATAAATAGTTCCTTCACTGGTAAACAAGATTATTACGATTATGAAACGAACACTTGGCAACAAACAGAATATATTCATAATCTCTATGATTCTCCAAAATTAAAAGAAACAACTTTTTCAAAAGAGGAAGGTTGGGAATTATCGGAACTATTTGCTCAATTCTACTTGTTAAAACAAATGGCGGATTTTTCTAATAACCAAAACCCTGGATGTAATATATCTTCAACAACTATTAAACATGGAAGTCAAAAAACTTTTTATAAAAAATTAATAACAATAATGATTCCAAAAGTAATTTTAAGAATTCTAGAAATCCTGTCACCATCAAAAAAAACATATTTAATTATAAAAACATTATTTGCTTATCATCTGAATAAAGCAAAACAAATAGGAGACAACTAAATGGACAAAAAAGAAACAAATCTCTTAAACTTTCTAAACTCTTTAAAATCCCTGACAATCATCGGACGTGAATGGATGGACAAAAATAACAACACATACCACTCAGCACTTCTAAGCATTAACAATGAACCATTCATTCTACTACCCATCACCTATGGAGGTTCCGACCAATACCTAAAAACAGCTTTTGACTATCTAACAGAAAAATATTTACTCCCACCTCATGAAGTTTTCATTTTTGAATTAACCATGTACTATAATGTAAAAATTCTTCACACGTCCTCAACAGTAACCTCAAAAAAACAACTCAAAAGGTGGTATTAAAAGTGAACAATAAAACCCCCACCTACCCACAAGAAGCATTTTATAAAACTCTTGAAACCCACTTACTAAACAACAACTTCAACTTTGTAGAGCAAAAACTAAAAACAATGACCTACAAATCAAAGTTATCTTTCATCTTTTATTTAAAAGATAATCAAACCCTAGAACTCTTAAGGAGAACCATACAATGAAAGTATCAAACATGAAAAACTCAACCGGAAACGCAATCCCAAATCAATTCATCATAACCGATGCAGGTTATGACACATTAGGAAACTCTATAAAAAAAGAAATCTTTCAATCTTACTCAACAATCATCGCAAAAAGAACAGTCTGGAAAGAGGAAACAAAAATTGAACTAGACAGGGAAAAATGGAACTACTCAAGCACAACCAGTAAGTACAGAAACATCTTTCTAAACTTAACAACCGCCGAAACAAAAGAAGCCATCAAAAATGGCTCAATAACCCTAACTAACCTAAACGAAGAAGGTAATTAAATGACAAACGAAGCTAAGTTTCTTAAACTAATCTTAGAAACAAACAAAAAGAATGCAAAAGAGAATGCAAACCTTAAAACTAAGCTAAACCTACTAGAACTTGCACTTACAACTTTTCAAACAAACATAATTAAAATTTATAAGGAGTTCCCCAATGAAACTAATTAAAATCGAAGACCACCAAATACAAATCACCAAAGAACTTTACACCCTCTTAAATGCAAGCACTTGCAAAGAGGAAAATCGTGCATATATCTCAAAACCTTTCTACGTCAAAAGCCTCAATAAAATATGTGCAGCCAGCGGAAATATCCTAACCCTTACAGAAGAACTTACAAAACCTTTACCCCCAGAAACTCTTTACTTTAATCTCCACAAGGAAAAAAAGTACTTTTATCTAATCCCTATAAAGTTCCCAGAGACTCCACCAAACATTGAAAAAATTCTCCCAGACCTAAAAACCCTAATTCCTTACAAAAATGGAGACCTTCTAACTATTCCAAAAGACAAAACATCTTTTGCCTTCCTCATTTTTGATCTTTTTAAATTTCTAGAGTTCCCCATCAACCTAGAATTTCTTAACCTTATCAAAGGTAAAGAGGAGTTCAAACTTTCCCACAACGACTACAAAGTACAACTAGACTTCGCTTCAGGAGTTCTTTTCTTAATGACAGGCATAAAAATTAACAAAGAATCTTAAACCTCAAAGCCCTCTTGTATAAGGGGGCAATCTTAAACCTTAAGGACCTTAAAATGCAAAAAAAAGCTTACTCAC